GCCGCCCGCTCCAGCGTCCCAGCCACCGAGGCTCCGCCAGCCAGTGCAGCTAGATCACTACCAGCCTGCACCATTTCCTCCGAGGTGCCACCGGTCGGACCATACATCGGGATCTGGCCAGTCACAGCACGATGTGGAGCTGTCAGTCCGCTCTCGATCGCACCGCCCACAGCCTCCGGCAATTGACCCGAGATAGCCCGCCCTAGCCTCGTGCCGGATGATATCTGTGGGCCAGGAGAGATCAGCGGAGGCCCAACATCCGGCAGATCAGTCCTTGTGATCGGAGGCTTTGGAGCTTCCTCAGCTCCCATCATCCCGGAAACCATCGGGTAGAGCGACGGATGCTTGATGGCTGACCACATCGTCGACAGCCCGCTCGGACGTGCCGCTTCCCGCTCTGCCGCCATACCAGCCTGTGCCTCCTGCTCGCGCCAGTCCGGCTGAGGCGACGTCGAGGATGGCAGCCCGTAGGTATATTGTGGATTACTGAGAATATCGTTCTCGGTATCCATGCCGGGTGCTAAACTACCGAAACCTGCCATTTATGTTTCCCACAAACCAAGGACCAAAAATGCCGTTAAGTCCGGAACAATACCGCAATAACCTCATGACCCAAATTTGCGAAACGATCGAAGATCTCTTGCCGGTCAAGGAACACGGGTATCCCTCAAAAACAGAGCATCGTATCGACGCGATCTACAAGGAATTGAGCCAAGCTCTCGGTCTCCCGCTGGGAAAGACTTGGATCGATGACGACTAGCTCCCCCCTTTCCAATAGCGCATAATGTTGTCAAGAACTTGCGGAGTTATCTCCTGTGATACATTCCCCAAAGAGAACGATCTATCGTCAGCCCTCTCTAGCTCTCCTGTCGCTCTCCGTCTCGCATAGAAGTCCGGGAATATCAGTTGTCGCGGTACCGGCTTCTCCAACCTCCCAAGATATCCTTGCCCACCAAGCTGCACCGGATAGGAACCATGGGGGACCTGTGGATCGCGGATAACCCGTCCCGCGGGATCAAGACGCGAGAGCGCATAACCAGTCGTTCCTGTCGGCATGCCGATCATCTCTGGCTGTGAGATCGCATACCGGGTCGAGCCTATTTCCGGGAAACCGGCTTTCTGATGCTCACCCAGCGCCATAGTCTCCACAAAGTTCTTGCGCATGCCGGGATCGCCCATCAACGTAGCGCGCAGGTTTGGATCACGTATCCCGGGAAAGTCCGGCGATCTCGCCTTCATCGCTGTATCAAATGCATCCAGACCTTTCGACGTGATCTTGCTCCCTGCCATCTGAGAAAGCAGCGCATCCGACATCATGGTCGAAAAGTCTCCTGAACGTCCGCCCATGGCGGAGTGTATCAAAATGAGAGGCTTTCCCCGCTCCGCCAGCTGCCTCGCATATGCCGCCTTCTGGTTGATCGCTCCTAGATCGGCAGCCCAGACCGAGCCTTGCGCCCTATTGGCAGCCGCGCGCATGAAGTCAGGACCCCCTTCCAAGGGAACAGGCCTGCTCAACGGTGCTTCATTGACATGCGTCAGAACATGACCGGCCATGGTGCGGTCACCAACTGCCGGGATGGCTATCGAACCCTCCAGTGACTCCAGTGGAACCGTCGATCGTGGTGCTAGCTCGCCAGTTGGTACTCGTGTCGCGCTCATCTCTTCTACAGGGATGGGATGCCGCGTCTTGGCGAGATCGCTCCACCATGTGCGTGGTATTTCGCGTGCGGCTTCGCTTGCCACCCTAGCTTCAGGCCCAACGCCCGGGATCATCCCGGCCATTGCCATCACAGTGCCGACATCATTGCCCCGCATCTTATGGTAGGCCGCGTCCGCAGCCGATAAAGGAATGCCGACATAGGGGTTCATGGTCCCAATGCCGGTCAGGCCCTCCCCAAGATGCTTAGCCCGGTATGGCTGCATGCCACCCGAGATCAAGGCATCCTGTATGGCCGAGATGACATGCTCTGTCGGCGATGCAGAGGCTGGCTTTAATGCCCCAAACGGCGCGTTCATCTGTCCCCAGTCGACATCACCAGAAGGCGTCTGGGCGGGTGTAGGAGGATCGCTGGGAGGCGTTTCCTGTGGCGGCTGGTCAGATGTCCCATCCGCCAAAGGCTGTATGGAGGCCGCTGCCGGGCGTCTATACCGACGTTCAGCCGCATATTTCAGAATAGGCACCCTAGCCCGGGCCATGAGACCCTCGGCAGCCCCGATACCGCCGCCCGATGACCCAAGCCCCACTCTGACACCCTTGTCGACATCGCTCTGGGTAATAGGCCTCTCATAGGGAGCACCCTTCCCAAGCGTTCCAATGACAGGATCAGGAGGTGGACTAATGTCCCCGAATGGCTGGTTCATCCGGTACCAGTCAATAAGGTCGTTTTCGCTATCCTGGCCGGGTGCAAGACTGCCAAAGCCGGGCATCAGCGATCTCCCGCAGTCTGGACTTCTGGCTCAATGCCTCGGGCAAAGCTCCATGACGACCCAGCCACGATCCGGACCCTGCCCCGTTGATACCGCGCCTCGATCGGATCAATGGGCGACATCCCCATATCATCAATGAGGTTCTCGGCCGTGTAATTCAGCAGACCAGAGACCGACATCCGCCACCCGACCGAGCAATAAACTTGGTTGGCGTCGGTAATAGGCCTGATCGCATTGGTAAACAGCATCTGGCCCTCACCATCGGCATCCCCCGTCTCGAGCAATGCCTCCAGCGTCGGTCCATTGAAGAACCCGAGCACGTTGTTAGTATCAAATGCTGATAGATCCACCAGCGACGCCTTCACGATCGTGTCGAACGAGAACGGGATGGTTTCGATCGATCCGCCGATCGCGCCGCCACTGATATACGAATGAATAAACGTCGATCCCACCAGATCCGCATGCGTCGCATCGATGATGTTGAACCGCCAAACCCCGTTCGCCTCTGTCGTCCCCACTACGCCCTGCACCGTGGCAAACGGCTGCGCCGTCAGATCAAACGTCGGCTTGGTAATTGCATCCAATGTCAGTCGGATAGCTCCAAACCCGTTATTCTGCGCGTTCTGAACCAGCAATTGGGCCGATGTAAAGGTATCCATTGCCTCCAACGTCAGCCCAGGCTTCGCCAGCGTCGCAATATACTCGCCCGATATGTTCAGACGCGTCCATTTGTTCAGCAGCCAGTCAAACACCAGCACCCGATCGAAATAGTTTGCCGTCCCTGCCTTCGACTTGTAAGCAAAATAGACCCGCGTCGCCTTCGGTGCCGATGCCCCAATGATCATCTGTAAATTGGCGGCATCCACGTCATTGAAAAAACTGATATTGACCTTGTCCTTGCCGATATCCACCGGCTGATCCGCCGTCCCCACGATCATCTTGAACCCGGCTGCCCCGAGATAAAACACCCGGTTGCCTACGTTCACGATCGAATACTTGGCAAACAGCGCCTCCTGCGTCGACAGCCGATAGAACTGGAAAATGGCCGGGTTGCCCGCCGCATAGGTCATCGTTCGGATCGACTGCTCCTGAAAGATCAGCCCATACGCATCGCCGCCACTGGAACCAACACAATTACCTCCATCCGGGAACACCTGAAAGCTGGCCAGACCAAGCCCTGCACTCCATGTCTCAGGCGCGTCAAGATCGCTCCACGATGTCTGCTGGGGATTATTGAACTGAGCCGACAGAACAACGAAAAACCCGATAATGGAAATAGCACCAGAAATGGGAGGGTTGCCGCCAAGGTCGACAAAATTACTCGCAGCCGGAGGACCTAGAAAAAACTTCTGTGGCACAGTGTTCTGTTGAACCGCGATCACAAGCTGGTTGAACTGCGCAAATTGCCAGTTGTCGCCGGAGGGAACGGCCCCATAAGACGTCCCGTTCTTCGAAACCCTGCGCCAGCCCAACGTCGTGTTGTCAAGAAGATAAAGATCGGTCGCAGTCCCAGCAAAGATCGATATTGAGCCGTCTATGTTCCTCGCAAAGAAATAACCCCGGCATAAATCCGGCAGCGCTAGGGTGAAGCCCTGCAAACTCTGCACCGGACCATAACCATCGCCCCGAGGCACCACGTTGTAGATCGTCTGCGACTCCGCCTGACCCAGCGGCGTCACATCGGGCGCATATTCCGGAAACAGGATGAGTTTTCCAGGCATCACCACGCCATCGGTTTAACACGCGATCTCGTCGAGGTTATCTTGTTGCCCTCTGCCTTCAATGTCTGAAACGATCGATATGTCTCGCCCCCGCTCCCCGGCTCCGGAGACATCGCCTGCGCCATCGGCATGTTGCGCGTTACATGCACCGCAACCTCATACTTCGCCCGGCACCGGATCAGACGCTCCGCCTGCGTCATCCAGACATTGCCCGTCTCATTATCGTCCACAGGACCCGGGACCTGAAGGTGAGCCCCAAGACGCACCTCATAAGCCGCGGCAGGAACCGGATATAAAAGGACCGTATTGCCCTCATAGGCGTAGCTCGTCGGCAAACCGAACTGAGTAAACAACTGAATATTGAGATGCTGCCGCTCCGGCGTCACCTGCGACAACTGCATCAGCGTGTTGCCGATCCGGATGTTGAGATAGTCAATGAAATACGATGTCGCGAGCGCAGGGCACTCATTTGTCGAGTAGGTCGACTGCCCCGAGATCGTGTTGAACACAATGGGGTTGGCTGGGTCCAGTTCGTTGAAGCGAAACCGCTGCTTCTGATAGACGGAAATAGCGGTATTGATGGCGTTCCTGATCGCTTCGGAGTTGGGCTGTAGTGTCGTCGCAGATCCAGCGATATTGCCCAGATCAAACCGAGCACCAAGCTCGGCCGCAATGCGGAATACCATCGCCCCCAAGGTCCCACTGGTCGTCATCGGTTTGCGCCTCCTCCGCGGGCCGACCGCGTGACCGCGCTCACCCTACAGTGCAATACCAACGGCCCAGTGCCGTCGATGCCCAGCAGTCCGCACTCTTCAATGCCGCAATGGCCAATGCCGCACCAGCACCGGCCGCCACGCCATTGCTTACGATCACATCCGTGGCCGCAAACGGAAACACGTTCATCGAGTTCGCCGTGTTGTTCACCACGATGATATTGAGCGAACCATCCAGGTTCGTCGGCGGACCGATCGCCGTGATCGATGGCAGTCTCACTCCGTCCCCGATCGTCGCAACCGTCGTCACAAACGACACTCCCGCACTTAACTGATAGGATGTCACCTGCGTGCCGGATGGCGTCGCTGTAATTCCTTGCTCCGGTGTCGCAGCCTGGATGCCGACCTGGAAGATGTTGCGGTTCTGGCCGCTGTCCCTGCCAGCGATCACCAAGGCCGTCGCCGACGTCGCCAACGCCGCCAGCGCAAAGATCATCCCGCTAGCTGCCGAATTGAGAAAGCGCTTCATCATCTCACCCTCTTTGAAAAGAGGACGGGCGGGGTCGGCCGCCCGGCCCAAGGCTCTGGGAGCTTACGACGACCATCCGCCTTCGAACTCGATCACTACAATAGCCTGTCCAGCTGTCGGTGTACCACCCAGCACCGCAAACACCAGAACATCGGCCGCCGCCGTCAGCGAACGACCAAGACCGCGCGTCACGGGCGTAACCCCGGCCGCCGTCCATGTCACGTCGCCCGTCGCCACAATGTTGTTGTACGTCGTGGCGTTGGTGCCAACCGCCAGCGTGGGCGTCGTACCAGTGAAGGCC